GTTTCCGAAGTTATACCAACGGCCAAAACCTACCACGGAATATAGTGGTATGGCCTTTGTTAGGGTCTTCAGCGACACGTTGTTGCCCCTAAGAGGATCCTCGAACTTCTTTTTGTCCGAGGAGCCACCCGACTGCATGAAGTGCTGACTGTTAAGCCAGCGTACTAGTGCAGACCTACCAACATTTCTGTCGGCAGAAAGGCGGACAACTGCTTCATCGCTGTGTGTCAACGCTCCACGGACACGGTTTAGAACTAAACCATACCCGTCGAAGTGCAGTTTTACTGGCACCTCGGCTCGGACTCTGATCTTAGTCCCAATCATACGTTTGACGCTGGTTGTTTTCAACGTCATTGCATGATCAAGATTGGACCAGAATCCGCAGTCGCCAAAGTCACGTGGTACGTAGTTAAACCAGGCCGGTGGTACATTGGCCCGGATGTTCCGGCTAACGGCTTTGAAACGACTGTCGAGCCCCGCAGAATACGCGGCCCGATGGGCAAAGTCCATGATGTTATTATGGACATTGTAGTGCTTGGAGACCGTATCCACCTTTTGATCGAGGTAGAACGGTTTGACGTCAACACCCCGGAACCAGTGGGCACCGCAGGATTCGAAGAAACAACCAGAACTAAAGCTTTTATCCTGGTTGACCTCGAACCCGAGTAATGCGCATAGGTCCCGGAAGTCGGGGAAAGCCGCAGCCTTAAGTATGACATCGTCTCCGTAAACGGAAACTTTGTCTGTCCCAAGGTCAAGGTCTTCGCTAATAGTGAGAGCGATCGCAAAAAAGATCAAACTCTCTAGCTCGAATGTGAAACCGTTCCCCATACTTGAGAATTTCTCCCAAATACAGGAGGTAGTTCCACTTAGACGACCGACTTTGCATCTTACAAGATCAAGCATTCTGTACCATTCATGGGGAAGCAAAAGCCGAACAACTTCTCGCGAGATAGTATCACTCGCAGAGCGGAAGTCGACAGTAGCCAACCCACTGGAGTACGCCAGTTCCGAAAGGTTCTGGTTGATTCTTTGATCGTTCAGATTGCAGCCCTTCCGAAGAAGACGGGCACGTATCATTGCTCCCAAGCCTTACTGGAACCATAAGTTCCATCCGGGCTCAACGGCGA